TGTGGATAATGGGGAGGTGCTTGCCAATGTTTGAGGTCTCTACTAAGTGGCAAGACGGAGCTATCTCTAGCCTTGCCTACCTGGCAATAATTCTTGGCGTGTTGTGGATACTAAGCAAGATTGAAATTAACGAGAAAGGGGAGGACAATGAGTAAGAAATGCCTAGAGTGTGGAGAAGAACTCACCTCAAGCGTGGCGATTATCTATCACACCTGCGAGGCTTATCCCGAAGTAAGTAGTGGCAATGTTTGGATTGACAACCTAACAGACAAGGAGGCGGGCAAGTGAGGGTCAGGGCAAGTCTAGGGCTAACGATAGACATAACCTCAGAGAGAGAAATGGGGTTAGAAATAGAGGATAACGAGGTGGAGAACTACACAATCGAAAACTTTGTGGAGTATCTACACAAACTAATCAAAACCAATGATGTTTATGATGTTATCAGCGTGGAACTAATCAACGAGAGAGAGGGCGAGTAATGAAAACCTATATTTTCAACGTGGAACAGATTATCGAAGTGAAAGCCAACTCAGAGGAGGAGGCTAGGGAACTCCTGCCTTTGTATGAAACAGGGTTTGAGGGGCAGGCTTATTATGTCTCAGATGAGACAGTAGAACTCTTACGCGAGGAGGGCGAGTAATGAACTACATCAAGAACGAGAAGGGGCGTTTAATCTGTTGCTCTTGCGAGCGCGACATAATGGAGAACCACAAGAGGCGGTGCCCATATGCCTAGATGTGGCTCGTGCGGGTGGCAATTCTCAGAGCGCACCCTTACTAAACACGCCGAAACCCCTTGCGGGGAGGAGAGCGAGAAGGCGGGGGCTATGCCCTACGTCCCTGAAGTCGATGACCTTGTGCGGATGATTGAGGAGGAGGCGGGCGAGGATGTTTGAGTATTGCACCTGCAATTACTGTGCTGGTGCGTGTGAGGTGCTAGACGAGGACTCATTTCGAGGCTACCCTTGCAAATTGTGTAAAGAGGGTCACCCAAAACTAATAGAGGAGGAGCAAGACAATGAATAAAGAATACTATCAGGCAAAGGCAGACCTATGCCGTGACCTTGCTATCAAGCAAATGGTAGAGGGAGAGCACGGCGAGGCGGGTAAGAACCTATTGCGTATGGTAAATGCGTTAAATGAACTGAACTTAATCAACTACAAGGAGGAGAAGGACAATGCTGGGTTATAGCGAGGAGCAGGTAGAGGAAATGGCGAAGGTTATGAACTACACCCTTCACCACCACCTCACAAATACAAAGTTTATTGATGAGGACAAGAAGGTTCTCGAACAGATAGAGGACTTACTGAACGGACTATTAGCGGAGGGAAGGGTATGAAGCTAGTCAATTTTTATGAGGTTATGGACAGGCGTGGCGATATTGCTTGGGGTGGGGCTAGTGTAACCGAAGCGGTAGAGTGGTTTAGACGAGGGCTAGATAACTCTATCTTTGTGTCCGTATGGAACGAGGAGGACATCGAGGAACCTGTCCTAGTCACCGACAAGATAGAGATTACTGCCCTAGTGCTAGCTACTATTACGAGTGAGAGGGCAAGAGCGTGAGTATATTTCTAGGAGTAATAGCCGTAACCATAATTGCCTACCTGCTGATAGTGTGGGAGGATAAGCTCAATGAACGAGACAAGTAGAAGGGTGGAAACCGCATTGAAGCAGGCGGTTAGACAACGGAACTATAGACGGGTGAGGGATAGAGCGTTAGCTCGCCTATCTAATCTCTACCCTGACCAATACCGAGAATTACTCGAGGAGGAGAGGGCAAGAGATGAGAAAGAGAACAAGGCTTGGCTTGATATTAGCGGCAGGACTAACCCTAGTGTGGGCTTATCAACCGCACACAACGCAGGTGAAACTGCCCAAAGACTTGACGATAGTATCAAAGAAGGCGAGCTGGAGTGAGAAGCAAGAGAATAAGGACACCGCAAAGAAATACGCTTGGGTTGCGTTTGGTTGGCGGGGCAGAGAGTGGCTCTGCCTCAGAGATTTATGGACCCGTGAGAGCAGGTTTGACCACCTCGCCAGCAACCAACAAGGAAGTTCAGCTTTTGGAATTGCTCAACTCCTTGGAGAGCAGAGTCGAGACCCTCGAATCCAAATACTTAGAGGTCTGCGATACATTTCAAAACGTTACGGCTCGCCTTGCCGCGCTATCGCTTACCATAATAAACGAAACCATTATTGATAGCGAGAATAATAACAAGTAAGATAGAGACTTAAAGCTCCGCAGTTAAACCCTTTCCTGCGGGGCTTTTCTATTTGTCATTTGAGTAAAAGCCTGGACCTCGGAAGGTAATAGGGGGAGAGGCCCAGACTCTACTCATTACTTCACCGCAGGTTAAGCAGGAGGGATTGCTTGCCTCGGTGTGGATAGAGCGTTCAACGGAAAGGGGCGTTAAACAGCTCGGACATTTGTATTCGTATATCACGCTTCCTCCATAGGAAGCTGCTTGGTTGCTTCAATTAAATCAACAACCTTGACTAGATAACCGCGAGATAAATTGGGTGGTATCTGACAGGTAATATCCTTGCCAAAGGTTTTAACTGCATACCAAAGCACAGTAGTAGGTAGCATAAGCACAGTCTTTTTCAAAACAAAAGCCCAATACTCTGCCTCAGTTACAGCTAACCCTGAGGGCGCCCATTTATTATCCTTAGTAAAGAAGCACTCGACTTCAATATAAACATTGTTAGTAAGGTGCCATTTCCTGTCGCGCTTTACTTCAATACGCTTACCCTCGGTAAGTAAATCTTCAACTAACTGCTCACCTTTTCTACCATAGGAGAAGTCAAGGTCAAAGGATGATTTAGTAGTCATTAGTTCCAGGGACTCTCTCCGCCTAGTAGGTTCTGTAACTTACGCATAGATGATGTGACCTTCCTGTCGGCGGTAGATACAGCGCAGCCTAGATACTCTGCCATTTCCTGCAGGGTAAGTGACTCGTGGTATCTCTTGATTAGTATGTCTTTGTCTGCTACATCCAGCTTAAGATAAGCCTTCTTAATATCTATTAGGATAGCCAACAGGTTACCGCCTTCAGCGGGAGCTGACTGCTTGCGTGGCTGACCATCGTTAATCATCTCTTGTGCTTGCTCTAATACTGTGCCATCTATAACCGATGAGATAACGTGAGGTAGTAGCTGAGCTAGAACTACTGTGTCATAGAAGGACTCATCACCTATCTGATAGCCGCTTCTCTTAGCCTTCTCCTTGCGAGCATAACGCTCCGCGTGACGGCGCATCTGCCAACTAATACGCTTCTCATTGATGGTTCTCTGTAAGGCGTTCTCATCATTGAGTAGGATGGCATAGTGTTCAGCTCTAGCCATAGCCCAGGCATAGCACTCCTGAGTAACGTCATCTCGCTCAACCCACTGTCTAAACCTGCGGTAGATACTGTTAGCCACCGCAGGAACTAAGTCATAGAACGCGGGGTGTAGTTGGTTGTTGCTCATTGGCTCTCTTATTCATCTCTTCTACGTAACGGGCAGCCTTCAACTTTTTCGCTTCAGCAATTTTCTTTCTTCGTAGTGCAGACTTATACCAAGAATACTTCTCAGTCATTGTTACCTCGCACCAAGTTGGCGATGAACTTGAAATGTCTAGCATCAATCCAGGGTTGGATATCTATGTTGCCAGCAAGATAAGCCTCAATCTCTTTGGCTATCTTCTCTCTTATCTCTGCTTCCATTCTCACAAAGATAAAGTCTAGAGACTTAGTAGTATCGTCAGTCATTGGGTAACTCAGGCCACTTCTTATCCAACACAAGGATAGCGATAGCAGAATAGTTTAATAAATCTATGAAGGAGTCTCTGAGGCTCTCGTTGCTGGGAGAGACGTTGCTATCAAGGAGGTTATTGATGCGAGCCATCTTGTCCCACATCCGCACTCTAAGTCCGTTGAGTGGTCCACCTGGAGAGTGAGCGATTCCTTTCGCCCCGTAATCGTAATGCTTGCGGATGAGCAAATTTCCTGCTGTGTCAAGGATTGACCAGACATTGGTGATAAACTCATCATCTATCTTCTTGCTGGCATCGGCTGGCAAGTTATCGTCCCAGCCTTGTAATCTATCGAGACTATTGTCATCCCCATATCCATCAATAATCTGGCTGCCTCTTGCAATTCTCTCTTGCTCATTCATCGTGCTCCTCCTAGTAGGTTGTTCAACGCATCGGGTCCTTCTGCCAGATAGAACTCGTTGATGTCCATACCTGGGGGTAATTGTACTATTTGTCCATTTGTTAATTCACCTGCGACACGCCGTGAGAACTCAGCTCCAGGATTGGAGCCATCTTCTTTAACATCATTATCACCAACAATATAAACTGTATCAAATCCAGCAAACAGTCTTGCAAAGTGTGGCTTCCAAGCAGTAACACCTGGCACACCAACCGCTGGGATATTACACATACCTGATAGAACTACTGCATCTAATTCACCTTCGCATATAACAATGCTTGCTGCATCTAGTGTTACATCAGCTACGTTATACAGGTGTGCCTTCTGCCCAAGTGGTGAGCCATACTTAGGCGAGCCACCATCTAATCTTCTAAACTTAAAGCCAACACAATGACCAAGCACTGTGATGTATGGTATTGATAGCCAACCTGTGTGCATCTCGTGTCCGTTGGCTGGCTCTGTGATAGTGCCAAGCATAAACTGCCGAGCTACATCCTCAGATATTCCACGTCCTTCTAGGTACCGCACGGTTTCTTCGTTTAGATTCTGTGCGTACCGCTGAGCCGACTCCAGCAAGGATTTCATCTGCTCGTTCGACTGCATCTTTGAAACCTATCCCTTCCTTCTCCATAATAATATCAAATGCTGACCCACCTTTCCCACAGGTATGACAGAAATACAAGTTTCCATATGTATCTATTACTGCACTACGTCTAGTGTCATTATGAATACAACACTTGACAGATACATTACGTCCCTCTCTTACTTCTCCTCCATAGAACCGAACTATATCAGCTATGGAGACTGTACTTGCATCAACGGAACCTTTTCGTTTCGCTTTACGGCCCACCCTGGACCAGTCTTGTGCTGACATCCGCAGTCTCCCTCACACTTGCTATGAAAAGATTCAGACAATGCAACCTTACCATTGGTATTGTAAGTTGCTGCTATCTGACAGTCGTGACAAATCACTTCTTATCTTCTTCTTTCTTTTCTTCAGCCACAGGTTTAGGCTGAAGGATTTCTGTTGATGTTATCTGTCCTTCTGGTACTGGCATTTGTTCTATCCATTTCTCTAGTGTTTGTACTACCCAAGCATCCTCAATGCTAGCATTACGTCTTTTAACTATTACGAAGGCTGGCGGAGGAAGGAGTAAACCACGAGCCTTCGCATAGTTCTTTGCTTCCTTTTGTGCTTCGTCCCAGAAGGCAGGAAGGTCAATCTTCTTTCTGTTCTTACACTCCAAAATATAGGTCTGACCTGCGATTATGGTTACGATGTCACCCTCGTCTGCAGACCCAGCCTTAGCTAATCTTTCTGCAAAGTGTCCTAGTTTGCGTAGATATTTCATCACATCTGTCTCAAACTTTGAACCCTTAGCTTTGTTGTAACTAGACAATTCCTTTTACCGCCATCTCTATACCCTCTTCCAAAGTAATCTTTGGTTGATAGAACGACAGCATCTTTGTGTTATCAGATACACGATGCATACATCCGACAGGTTTATCAGGTCTAGTAACTATCTCACCTTGGTATCCAACTGCATCCATACACATCTGTGCTAGTTCCAAGAACGAAGTTGACCTGCCTAGTCCTAGATTAGTTGGACCAGTTATGCCTTCTTCTACTGCAACCATAACCGCATCAACAATATCTCTGATATGTATAAAGTCTCTAGTCTGTGTACCTGGACCCCACACTTCAAATGGGTCAGCCTTATCTAAGGCCCGCTTAACATACATCGGGAATGGATAGCTCAAGTCTTGGTCTGTACCATATCCGCTGAATGGTCTAAAGATATATACATTATCCACAAAGGATGCAAGGTATTCTCCGATAAGTTTAGATGTGCCGTATGTCATATCAGGCATACTTGCGTGTTCCCAGCAGGACATAGTTTCTTTTAACTTAACGTGACGCTCATTAGTCTGCAGGCTTATAGGGTAGGCAGCACTGCTTGAGAAGTACACTACCTTCTTAGGCTTAGTCTTTAAGCACCACTGAAAGAACTCAGAGTCAATAGAAAAGTTATCAGCCACTGCAAGTGGGCGACCCTCGATGGATTCACGCCCACCTACGATGGCTGCAAGATGAACTACTAGGTCAAACTGCGTCTCATTCTCCTTAAAGAAATCCCTACAGTCCACTCCATCTTTTGTATCTACTACAGTCAAGTCCCAGTTGTCTGCAAGTAGATGGTTGTTAAAGTAACTACCAACGAAGCCAAGTCCACCAGTCACCAGTGCTTTCTTCATTGACTTACCTTCATCATAACTCTAATAGCATCATCTTTGAGTTCGTGTGTGCAATAATCTCTGAAGACCTCAGCATCGTGATTGCCAATCTCAGATGAGTTAACCTCCTGATACTGAGCATCTACCTTAGACTTGCCAGCCATATAGTGCATATGTTCTACGATTACATCAGGGTTATAGTCTAGGCAACTAAGTACCTGACCAAATAGTTTCCAGAAGTTATCCATATACAAATGGATTAGTCTTGGTGGTGCAAAGAAGCCCAGCTCTTTACTGATATTGGTAGACATCATCACCGCTGTGGGCAGGTTCTCACCCTGGAACAAGTCATTACCATATGAGATACCAAAGCCTCTAGCCTTGATAGGTTCATACAACTTCTCATCCCAGCCATCGGTTCTAACGATGTGGTCATCACCCATAAAACTTATGGTCTTGTACTTATCCTCATACCTAGATACAAGTAAGTTCAGAGTTCCATTCATCCGCAGTCTAAGATTAACCTCACGGATAACACCTTCAATCTCAGGGTAGTTATCAGCATCATCCTCATCTAGACCTATCATTAGGTCAGAGATAGTGCTGTGCTTCTTCAATGCTTCAAATGCAGCAATAGCTTTATCAGGTCTGCCTCTTGCTGGAATTATTACTAGGTTAGTATTCATTAGTATTTAACCTCCGCGTTGTTACGTCTAACCATACGACCTATCTCATCGCAGTTCTCTATACGACAGGTAGCATAATCTACGAATAGTGGTACGTGCTGGTCAGCATTGGCATACATAGGACCGAAGCGATTCTTTACTGGGGCCACACGTAGTGTGCCCTCTAGCGGAGAATAACCAAGGGTAAGTATCAGACTCGGGAGTTGCGAAATTTTCCCGTGAATCGCTCGTCTAGCAGGTGGGGTAGTGGTATCTCCATACTCACCCTGCTCAGAGACGTGGTGTAGAACCAACACACAGGCTTCAGTCTTTCTAGCCATATCGTGCAGCTCCATCATTATCTGACGAAGACCTGCCCATTCATTCTCGTGTTCTGCTACTACGTTCATCAAGTTATCTATGACTATAAGTTCTGGTGCAATACCAAAGACTTCTACATAGGCCTTGATTTCCATTTCAATATCATCTAGTGATGGCGATGAGTCAAAGACCCATTGGATATGAGACATATCCTGCAGGTATCTATCGTAGTAACGTGGGTTATTTTGTAGGTTAGTCTCGACACTGACCTGTCCGTGACCTGACAATGCCGAGGCTACTCTAATCATTACTGTTGCGGTATCAGTATCTGCCGAAAAGAAAAGAGTTGGAACCTTTGCTCGTATGGCATAGACCAAAGCAAACATAGACTTTCCCGCATTTGGTGCAGCGGCAACCATACACACTTGACCTCTGCGGAATTTAATCTGTTTCTTGCTCAGGTCCTGCCATACATCGGGCAAAGGAGTAGCCTTAGTTGTTACGCTATTCCAAGCACGTGACAGCTTAAGCACTTCTTTCCTCTCTTGGTAGAACTATCCCTCGTCTTCTTCTTATCAGCGTTCTTTCGTAAGCTGTAAGTCCTCCCCATACACCAAATCTTTCAAATCTGATGCCCCATTCTGCACACTCAGCTTTATGGATACAGTTGTTACATATATTTCTAGCGTAGACAATATCCCCGTTGGTGCCGTATCCCTGTTCGGGGAACCAGGCATCTCCGTTTCCTGTTTGTGCACATAGCGGAGCCTCGTAGTTACGTGGCTCTCGCATCTTGTTACCTGACCCAGATTGTTGGGCACTTCTCAGCCTGTGGCGTTCCTTTCGGAGAGGCGCACATATAACCCTTCCAAGGTCCTTTAGCCCCTACACCTTCACGGTAGCCCATAGTTCCGTGCTTACACACGTGAGCACTACTAGATGCTGCAGCGTGGTCATTGAACTCAGGTGATGAACTTACAGGTGTGGCATTTAACTGCCGTGCCACTTGGTCAACTGACAATGCAGCTCCAGGTGTGCTAAGTAATTCCTTCTCTGTAGTCTTAATCAATGTAGCCAGCATAGAGATGTCAGTAATCTGAGTCTCTAAGTCCTTCACATTATCAGCGTAAATGTTAATTAAAGTTCCATCTTTATGAGTCTTGAAATTCACTTGGAACTTAGTTGTTTCTGCAGCCATTTATTTTCCTCCATTATGCTTGATTGAAAGCCTTGCGCTTTCCTTGCCTTGCTTAGTTGGCACGAAGCCTAGTGCTTTCTCCACCGCTTCTTTGTCAACTGTATTTGCTTGGACTGTTGTCCACTTAATCTCGAAACCAGATTTAGTTACGCCGAGTAATCCAGAAAGTCCTTCTCTTAAGGCTTCCTTTCGTTCGGTCAGTTCCTTAATCTGGTTATCGAGTTGTACATATTCCATCGCAGAGGAGTCTGCTTCAGGATTATCTATCACTGGTAACTCAGTTTTTGTAACTTCTTTTTTTAGACCAACGCATCCCATCTCGCCTGTTGAATCAAAGTACTTGCAATAGAACTTGCAGTAAGATTCATCGCGCTCAGGTGCTGGTGCTTCAGCAGAGTCTTTGATAGCAGCAAGCCAGTCGAGGGCCTCTAACGCTATCTTCTCATCGTAAGGTTCGGAGTGAACCTTTATATCTCTTTCATCTCCATCTCTTGGGATGGCTACCAAATTAACAGTACTGACCTTCCCCTTGCCAGACTTTTCAATAAGGTAGCCATAGGTTTGCACCTGCCACCGTTGCTGTTGTGACGGGAAGTATGAAAGGTTTTTAGCCTTTACGGTTTTCCAGTCGATAACATCTCCCGAGTCTGGTAGAAACGCATCGACGTGAGCCTTCATCCCGTTGTACTCAACAGTGGTCTCAAGCATTATGGAGTTGTCACCAGCAAATGCAGATTCGATTGCAGAGTGTATGGCTGTGCCCATTATGGCAGCGAGCTTTAACTCATTATCATTAGTTTCTGGCTGGTTGTTGAGTCGATACCAAACCTTACGGCGGCATCCACCCAATTCTGATGGACCAATCTGCACCTGTGTGCTACGTGGTCTGTTGTTTTCTTTATCGTGTAAAGCCTTGATTAGCTTTTCTTTTATATCCATAGTTGCCACCTAGTAAATGTAACATTAAAGAACAAAAAGTTCAACTGAAATATAGATGCTTCGTGCATCCCTGACGGATGGTCATATAGTTTATAGTAATCAAAACCTAAAGCAAAGTTATTTATGTAATGGCGATTAACGTGAATGGTATATCGCTTTGTATCTTTCTTCATTAGTATTCCCTTCCTTGAGAAACCAACTGTATTGGAGGGCAGGTATTGATGTCCAGTACCGAAGCTATCTCAACAGCTCTTCGGGCGTGTCGCTCTGGGTCTAGATTAAGTTGACGAGCAGAAAGACCAGCAAGGTAGCCAAGAGCAAACTGCCCACCAGTGCCAAGACCGTAGAGATTTTTGTCGCTCTTGATAAACGATAGGTCCACTGCGATATGAAATAGATTACCGCTAAACGCAATGAGATAATCAAATCCAGAATCTTTATCCTTGACTGCTTCATAAGGGTCATATCCATTCTCTTTGAATGTCGTAACTATAGACGGAAGAACCTGCTTACCCATCCACTGGATAGGGTCTGCGCCTTTATAGACAGGCGGCTTCCAGTTGTAAGTTAAGATATCTCCTGGGCGCGAGTCACCTGTAATACCAAACAGATACTTACCGACGGAGATTATCTTTGGCGTGTTAGTACTTATAGTGCGTAAGTTATCCTCGGTGATTTGAGAATCTGCTGCAAGAACACAGCGGTCCTCTAGCTGAACTCCTATTAACGTGGTCATAGTTACAAAATCTTATCCTATCTACGGCGTGTCGCGGCAGCGACACTCCCAGCGGTTCACTACAATATGAGCCGAAGGCGAATTACAGACGGCCCCTTACGGGGCCGAGGCCGCCCATTAGAAGGCCGAGAGGCGACTGACTACAGGAAGGAGCCGTGCCGAGCAATGTGGCTCCGTCTACCAAGGCTGCGGAAAAATAGTCTACCACCAATACAGGCCTCTGACCTCAGAGGTGTTGGTCCGACGCATCAATGCGTCTGCGGATGTACGGTATTTAGTACATATGTTCAGTTTGATAACTATGAAATCTGCTGGTATGCCCTGGATGTTCAGTGTGCTAACTGCGGAAACCTACTTAAAGCTCCCTGTCCTATAGACAATCCCGATATTCAGGCATAAAAAAAGAAGGCCCCAGGATTTCTCCCAGGGCCTTTGCCTCGCGCTACTAACTACTAAGCGTCTGCCGCCTTATCGAACTTCAATCCGAAGTCCTGTTCTGCTCTGTCTGCCCACTTAACTACAGGTGCTGTTAGACCACCGATAAGTACTGCATACTCTGGAGCCATATCTGTCAATAGGGCTAGTCCCATAGTCACAGCCGATGCTAGAACAGCACGGAGGTAGGACTTAAATGCAGCCTTAAACTCAGGACTTTTTATTTTTCTTTTTAACTTGTTTAACTTTTTCATTCTTGCCTTTCTTGAAGAGGGACAACAGTATGGATTTCTTTCTTACCTGCTTTATGTTGGGCTTCTTCTTGGTTTGTTTTGTTGCTGGTTTCTTTACCGCTGGTTTCTTTACAGCAACCTTTTTGACTGGTTTCTTTTTAACTTTAGGCTTTACCCACTTGAACCAGTTAGAAGTGTCGCCACCGTGACCATCACGAATAGAGATATGTATATGACTGCGGTGAGGGTTACTACCAGTGTAAGCCTTTTCCCCTCTTCCACGCTCCCATATCCTCCCATTAAATATCAGGTACTTGACCCGCTTATCCTTCTTTAACTTCTCAAAGATTTCCTTACCATCTACCCCATTCTTAGGGTCGTGGGTTAAATCAACAGCAAGGCCTGTGTTATGGTCGCTGTTGGGGTTGGCTTTGAGATGTGCCGATGATGGCAATAATCCGTCGGACGCTTTCTTGCGCTTGGGCCACAACTTCGTCGCCTGACGTAGCACAGCAATAGCAGCAGGACTTGCTACCTTCACAACTGGTTTCATCTATCACCCTCTATCTGCCAATATCTTGTAAATTTCATCTACTCTTTGTTCAAGTCTGTTGACTGTATCTTTTAGTGATGACCCGCCGTTGGGTTTTAACTCATAAAGGAATGAACGGACTATCCACTTAAGTCCCATAAATAAGGTTGAGGCTATTCCAAGTATGGTGGCAATTAGTACTGCCCAGTCAGCGGGGGTCATTCTTACTCCTATAGACTTCTAATGGTGACTACGAGCAATCCTCCGAATCCAGAGAATCGCTTGTCAGTAGGTGTGCGGTTAATAAAGTCCATCTCTTCTATCAGGCCAATATAGGATTCACCAGTACGGAAGTCCTCTATTCGGATGGAATCGCCTGCGTTTTCTACGGCTTCTAGCTGACCCATACGGTCGTATGCACGACCTTCATAACCAACCATTACACCGAACTTATCCGACTCTCTATCAAAGCAGAGCAACGGATATTGAATCAATCTCTGACGTGGTACTGCTGGCAGAGACTTGACTTGGTAGCCTGTGAACAACGGACCCTTGGAGGTATCAGATGTACTGCGGGTTAGAGTAAACTTAAACCCGAGGTACTGCTGTGGTCCAGCTGGGTATGTGATACTTACTTCAGGAATGTTTGCTTCCTGACTGAAGGTACCAATTCTATATTCCTGGTTATCATATGCGATGGAATCGATATACAAACCACCATTAGCTGAATTAAACTCAACGTTCATAACCTTGAATAGTTTATTTTCTAATGTGTTATAGCGAATGAAACCAGTCTGCAGGTAACCTTCGTATACCAATCTGCCGTTATCATCAGTCTCCATATACACAGCTCCGCTTTCAGAGTTGGCATAGTTTGTTGAGAAAGCCAACCTGTCTGTGCCATTAACAAATGCACAGGCTGTGGTTACGTGTCCAGTTACTCTATTACCTACAGTCTCTGGGAAATAGTAAGTATCCCAGGCATAAGGAAATAGCAGAGTTCCTAGTTGAGTTCCTAAATCTATACGGGTAGTTCCAGGTGCTCCCTCTACGTTAGTAGCACACCATACATATCTATCCCTGGCAGCAAAGTCATACACTGGTTGCTCGGATGTAAACAATAGTGGGCCGTAAGCTAGTGAGCCATCGTCGGATACTGCTGCTACACGTACACCTTTTGTGGTACCAATGAGCATATAACCTAGGTAATAATAAATCTTATAGATTAACTCACCGCTTGGCATCTCTGCAGCGGTAATAGCGCTAGTCAAGGTAGGCATAGTTCCGTTGCTTGCCAAGGTAAACTTCTGGATGTTGGATTGTGAGCCTGAGAATCCAGCACAGTAAATTGCCACACCGCTTGAAGTAATGCTGGTATAGTTAAAGTCACCTACTGGGTGTTCATAAACTGCGGTAGGTAAAGCCGAGGCTGTTGCTGATATTTCATATACCTTGCCGTTGATGCAGGCCACAATACGCTCTTTAGTAAATTCCATTACTGCATCTGTTACTACTACAGATGATGTTTTCCACATTTCTGTAGCGGCTGTGCTGGAATTTAATGGACGCTTATACATAGCAGTCTTGTCCGTGCCAGCGTCGTCAATCAGCGTAAGCCAGTAGGCGTATACTCCATCGTCGCACATCGCGTAAACCTTGTATGCTCCACCAGTGTTGTAGTCCACAAAGTGCTCTACGTTAGAGGTGATAGTTCCTGTGGCTGCAGCCGATGGCACATCTGAGGCAGTCTTGTCATAAGACAAGGTTGTGCTAGTTACTGCAGTAATGGTATAGGTACCATTGAATGTGGCATCTACCCCAGTTACCTCTATCTCAAAGCCTACTGCTAGGCCGTGAGCAGCACTGGTTGTTAATGTAGCCACGTTAGAGGTTAATTCTTTATTGGTAACCGTTGCTGTGATGGTCGGGAAAATCTTGTCAATATCAAACTCGTCGTGGAACAAAACACCTTTGTAGGTATTGCTGTCCTGAATCCACTTGATTGAACGCATATGTTGGTTAGGTCTGCTGTTTGTCTTCAGACTACCTGTAGTTACGTGAACTGAATCCACATCATTGATTAGCGAAACCTGTCCCTTGTCCCAGACGTTTACGCCTTTGGATTCTGTGTACTGAAAGCGCAAACCTTCATCTTGGGCTGGCTCATAATAGGTTATGCCCTGTCCAAAGTGGAATGAGGATTGAGAACGTAGCCACCAACCAGTAAGAGTTTGCTCACCAGGTTCTCTGGTCTGGTCAATCTGTTGCTTACGATACTGCGCTGTAACACGGCGGTAAGGTGTGTCATCTGAAGAGTTAACAAAGAACGGCAAGCCGTTAATAGCTATATCGTATGACTCGCCTGTGGCTGAGTAGTTAGTAGCCCCTGCTGGATTTGAAAGTACATAGGGAATACCTTCGGTAATATCATCGCCATACGGTGCCATTATTCTCCTTCAGGAATTGTTGGTGGAACTATAGGTTCCCATCTACAAGTATCTTCATTTAATACCCATTGCAAGTTGGGCGGGAATGTGGGCATTGGTGGAATAAATGCGTCTTTAATCTCATCATACGTGTAACCAAATCCAGCAAAATTCTTGCGGAAGTTAGCATTGTAAGAAGTCTGCACCCATCTGCCACCAAGATTATTGATTAGCCAAGAGTATCCTTCATCTCCCGCTGGGTCATCATTGTCTGTAACTAAAACTCTAATTACTTTATTGTTATCATCTAGTTCAGCAAAGTGCGCCATTAGTCCACCTGTGCTTTCGTATAACGAACTATAACGATACCAGAACCACCAGCGCCACCTTGAAAATCTTTGTTTCCAGAAGTGTTAGCAAAGGAAGAACCGCCTCCACCACCACCAGTATTGGCAGCACCTGCGCCACCAGTTGCGCTTCGAGCAGCAGCACCACCGCCGCCATTGCCACCGTTACCTAGGGTATAGGTAGAGTTGGCACCACCACCTCCACCGCCTGCAAAGTAGTAAGTTCCAGACACATTTTGTCCAGATGATGTTACGCTTCCCCAAGAAGAATATGCACTGGTGCCAGCACCGCCATTACCACCACTAGATTGAGCAACAGCATTACTTCCTGCAGCCCCAGCACCACCGCCGCCACCCGCACATTCAAGGCCTGGGCCGCCAACGATTCCACTTAAGGTAGCGCCAGTGCGGCCTATACCACTGCCACCAGCATTACTCAATGCGCTTCCTGCTTGCGCTCCATTGTAAAGATAAGAGTACCAAGTATTTCCTAAACCTCTGTCCTCTACTTGACTATAGCCAAGGCCTCCACCACCTGAGCCATTGCTACTGCTTCCACCACCAGCAGGATAACCACCACCAGAACTAATGCTTCCAATGGAACTTGAATCACCAACACTGTTTCTTGCTGCTCCTGCTCCAATAGTTACTGTTTGATTTCCAGAAAGTATTTGTGACGATTCAAAACGAACTCTTCCACCACCACCACCACTTCCAGCATATGAAATTATGTCAGTGAGATAAGTCCCATCATAACCCCCACCACCGCCACCGATGATAAGTAAATCGGCAGTAAGAGGACCACCAGTATTAGTCAGTGTTCCACTAGAGGTAAATTTACGATAATAGTAAGTGCTATCAGAGTATAAAGTTCCACCGCTAATAACTGGCTTACCACCAGAAGCACCTGCAGTAATTCCGATAATAGGCATTAGGCTATATTTCCAATCACATACCAAGTATCTGTTGCTGTCTTAATACAAGTTGCAGCGGCATACTGCTTAGCAGTCTTAGGTGCAGCAGCAGTAGCGCCTGTTGATAATACGGTTGTAGTTCCAGAGTCGGCAGCCTGGATAGTTACCTGAGCAGAGCCAATCTGGATAATATGAATCTGGGTTCCTACTGGAAATGCTGTAGTTGCATTGGTAGGAATTGAATAGGTCTGAGCAGATGAGTTAGAGGCAGTAATAAACTTACCGTTATCTGCTAGAACAAAGGTATAAGTAGTACCAGTCTGAGCGTTAACCAATAGGTTTAACTTAGGGTCATCTACCGTAGGTGCTGTCAGAGTCTTATTGGTAAGAGTCTGGGTAGCAGTTGTAGTCACCAACGTTGTTGGGAATGTATTCGTAGCGCTAGTTAAGTCCTTGTTTGTTAAGGTCTGAGTAGCAGTAGTTGTTACAAAGGTAGATGGGAATGTGTTAGTACCGCTGGTCAAATCCTTGTTAGTCAAAGCCTGGGTAGCAGTTGTGCTTACCAATGTACCTGTTCCAGCAGGAATTGTTACCGTACCTGAAGCAGTGCTTGCGGCTTGTAGTGATAAAGTACCAGATGTTGAACCTGAGAATGTAATGCTAGATACAGGTGATACTGCAGTCTCAAATGCGTTTAAGTCATCGGAGGTAAGGACGTGCTTGATTGTTGCTCCACCTGAATGGGTAATACCAGATGTACCTGCTCGTCCTCGGACGATTGTAAAGGTGTCGCTAGATACTGCAGTGATAAATACAATCTCTTCATTCTGCGTATCTGGGTCTAGAGCAACTGTAAACTGGTCTACGTTGCCTGCTCCCAAGGTTACTCCACCAAGCAAAGCAGAACCCGTGCCTGTAGCAACGGTCATTGATGTTGCCGTGTTGGAGATGCCCGAAGCGAGCGTTGTCTCAACGCTGGTTGAACTGAACTTACGAGTCATTGGGTTTCCTTACTTTGTGATGTGAAGCCGAATTGGGAATTGGTCAGATAGCTTCAAGGCTTCTTCTTGAAGTCTCTGTTGGTACAAAGCAAATACATAACGGCTGGCAGATGAACCAGAGTTATATGGGTTCTTAGAATCTGCAAAGTCAGACTCGGCAGAGGTTAGGTTAATACGGCCTGCATCTAGGAAGGTAAGTAGACGATAGGCTGCGCCGTATACAACTACATCTTGAGATGACTCAGGTAATCCAGTTACATCTACGAAGTCATCGGTTGAGGCATCCATTGTGTTTGGAATCATTGTGTACCAAACCTTGACAGTACGTCCTGGTTGGATGCTTTCATAAATGTTAATAGTCTTTTGAGTATTGAATGTAGCCACATTAGACAGCGGGTCAAAGCGCCAGCGCTTAATTGGTAGCCATTCCTTAGATGAACCTGTAGTCTGCCAAGACATATACAGAACTTCTCTTGCATCATCGGGCAGAGCGTAGGTAGTCTGTGCTGCGTTGAATTGGAAGGTTGTTGAGCCAACTGCAAACAACTTCGGGTAGAAGGACTTGATAGTATCGTTAATAGCCTTCTTGATATTGACGCGAGGGAACGAAGGAGAAAGCGTTACCATTGCGTTTAGTGAATGTGGTGCTGGGTTGGTGCCCATATAACCACGTCCGAATCCTGGTGCTACGTTTAGAGTATTAGCTGCTTTATCAAAGCTATCAATCCAGATTAACTCATCATCAATTTCGATGATACCTTTGGCTAGGTTATCAGATGAACCTACGCCTATTTGTGTGGATGTAGTGGTTAGACCTGCGGAATTGGTTACATAGGTCAAGCGGTCTTGACGCAGTGCGTAGCCAATGAGGTTACTTTTTACCTCGTCTACCAGCTCGTTGAACGTTGGCATTTTTCTCCTTATGTTTTTCTTTATAGAACGCTAGGTTGGTTTGTAGTCGCTCTTCTTTAGGCGACATCTCTGCCGCCATCTTGCCGTACTTATATGCAGACTTGAAGTCCTGTAATTGCCAGGAACAAACTGCAATCAGGTCATAGGCCATATGGCCCCAGGCCCAACCTTCGGACAAGAACTCTGTTGGTTTATCTTTAACTAGCAACGCTTCGTTGCATAGCAAGATACATTCTTTCCATTGCTTTGTGTTGTAGTAATGGTTTGCTAGAGCAAGTAATGATTCTCTGCTACCATATTCTTCGATAGCCTTTAGTAACCATTCTTCTGCTTCTTCAGGCTCACACTTAGCAAGCATTCGCATTGCATAAGACTTCTCTGCTTTGAACACAGACTTCTCTAAGTATTGCTTTAGAGTATCGCCACACTCTTTCCACATCTGACGGTAGAAATACTCTCTGCCAAGATAGTAAAGGTTTCTAGAATCTGGATTTTCTTTAGCTGCCATAATTAACATCGGCAGGTATTGTCCCCTAGATTTGGACTTGTCTGGCCTATGATGTATTTCAAAGTTATACTTCTTGCGAGTATCTGTTCCGTCGTATGTAGTGGGAACTTCGTGGATAGGGTATATCCATCTGACACCGTGCCGTCTGTGGATTCTAAATCCATCAAACTCTACCGCTGGCTTACCTTCTTCATCCCAGTCAGTAATGAATCTATACTGCGGTCTATCTGTGCCTTCTTCAAAAGCCTTTTCAAGCTCTTGTCTCCAGCCAGGTTGCATAACCTCATCCATATCCAAGGCTATGCAGTAATCAATATCCTCGGGTATAGTAAACAGACTTATGTTTCTAGCATCATCAAAGCGGAATGGCTTTATCTTGCACTGTACTACCTTGATTCCTAGTGACTCAGCCAGCTCAACGGTTTTATCCGACGAGCCTGTGTCACATATCAGGTGGTAGTCTGCTTCCTTGCTAGACTCATACCAACGCTGGACGTGCTTCTCTTCATTTAATGCTATAGTATAGACGGCTACTTTCATAGTGGTATGGTACTATACTAAGATATCTTTTCTATGGTTATGGCGTGTAGTGTCATAGATATGTTTGCGTTTTCTTCTGACTTTAGTTTATTATGGAATTATTTTTTCAATACGGTAGTTACCACTGATTTGAATAGTAGTAGCAGCAACGCTGTGAGCAAACTGTACTTCTAAAGATTTAGAAGTAGATGTATCAACAGAAGTTTCCCGCTCACCTAAGTATACAAGATTGTTTGTTGCCCAAGTAGCAGTTCCGTCTGCAGTAGCAGTACCCGCCAGAAACGCCTGAGTAACAATTCTTTGTGTAGTTGTGCTAGGGCAGAAAAGCAAAGTTTCATATTTGAAAGACCTTGTGTTAGCGTTTGCTGATAAGTTACCTGATGTTGCAGTATAAACAGCGGAGCCACCGAAACTCACTTGGATTCTTAAAGTTTTGTTTGCGCCAGAGTTATTCAAATACTGTCCACCGATAGTTACTCTGTAGAAAGTTCCAGCAGTCGGATTGGAAATTCCATAGGTAATGACACTGGTAAGTGTTGTTGTATTAACAACATCAAAAGTTCCATAGTCTACAAGAACAACTCCACTTCCTGCTGCTCCTGTTGCGCCAGTAGCCCCAGTTGGGCCTGTATCACCAGTAGGTCCCGTAGGTCCTGTTGGTCCCGTTGCTCCCGTAGGACCTGTCGGTCCTTGTACTGTTGAATCAGCACCAGTTGGTCCTGTGGCACCTGTTGGTCCAGTCGGGCCTGTAGGTCCCGTAGGACCCTGGACCGTAGAATCTGCTCCAGTGGGGCCAGTAGCACCTGTCGGTCCCGTCGGTCCCGTCGGTCCCGTCGGTCCTTGAACTGTGGAATCTGCGCCTGTCGCTCCTGTAGCTCCAGTCGGACCTGTAGGTCCTGTCGGACCTGTTGGTCCTTGAACTGTAGAATCTGCACCTGTAGGCCCCGTTGCACCTGTAGGGCCTGTAGCGCCTGTCGGACCTGTTGGTCCTTGAACTGTAGAATCTGCACCTGTAGCACCCGTAGGGCCAGTTGGTCCAGTATTTCCTGTAGGACCTGTAACGCCTGTAGCGCCCGTAGGGCCTGTCGGTCCAGCAGAGCCAGTACTTCCAGTAGGTCCAGTACTGCCAGTGGCTCCTGTGGCCCCTGTAGGGCCTTGTACACCTGTTGCACCAGTTGGTC